CCATAGTTCAAGGCAGCAGCAGACCCTGCCGCAGAGAACGTTGCCTGTCCTGACGGTCGTCTGTCAATGATCACAGGTGCTCCAATGTACGTGTTCTCAGTCGCTGCGAGCGTTAAATTGGAGCCACGTAGAATACCAGTCGCACCGAGGGTAGATCCGGTGGTATTCAGAGAAGCGAAGAAGCCCTCCAAATCATCGGTTCCTCCGGCAACAGGGTTCGTGCAAATGTGCACATCCCACGTGGCTCCTGACGGAAGGTTCGCAGGCTTGGTGATGGTTATCTCGGAAGTAGGGTGGTACAAGACGACCTTTCCCTGCACTCCATCGGGATAATCTGTAAATCGGAGGTTTGAGTCATGGAAACCGTCGAGTCCCTGTAGAACCCAATCGTTACCAGGCCTCGTAAGACCATCCTTTTTAGATACAGCATTCCATCTCTCAAGCGACTGCACATAATCCGAACGCTTGCGTTTAGTGACTCCATCGGGGGTAAACGTATTCATCTACTTACTGTCAGTGGGTATCAATACCAACCATCTTTTTAAACGGAAGTGCGCTTCCGTTCAGTGGCGCACCACTGAGGGACTCATAACCAAGGTCGAGCTTCCTCAAATAAGATGGCGAAGGCACAGACGCCCAAAATGGACCAACCTGCCGGGCAGTGGCTTCGAAACCACGGTAAGCGACCAGATCAACAACCACTCGCCACATCAACTCACAAAACGGTTCCTCACCACGCACAGTGCTAATGGGCCTCGTGTCCCAGATGCACAATTGGTACAACCCGAACACGTGCGCCATATCTATGCTTTGTGGCAGAGTACCATCGTTAAGGGTCAATGCAGTAAGAATGCGATTTTGGTCGAACAGGGGGGCGTACCGGTCTCCGAGCTGCGAATTGACAAACCCAAGGAAGGTCATACCAATCGAAGTTGTAGAAAGGTAATCGTCCTCAGGCTTAAGAATAAAGCCAAACGCAGCATACGACCGTTTACGATTCTCCAAGTCCGCAACCTCAGGTCTATTGCTTGCCGCAACAAAGTCATCCGAGAAAGGGAAGAAGAATTCCTGTAAGACCAACTGATCAGGAACGCCCACACGCAGACAGTGGTAAATGAAGACCAGTTGGTG